TGCTACACCGTCAGATGCCAGAGCAACGGTTGCGAAGGTTAAAAGAATTAAGAAACCGTATGCGAGAAAAATACAAATACTTACAGTCATGGAGCAACGTGCAAAAGTGATGGGTAAGACGCAAGTTGTAGCGATAGCAAAACGAGCAAAAGAACAACTAAAGAAAGCACGTAAAAGTGGTTAAATACAAAATAATAAAATTAAAAAAAAAATTTAAGATTACTGATACCACTCAACACTAAACCCTACAAGCTACTGACACCAGAGCAAGTAGAAAACATCAATAAAGAACTAAATAGTCCGACACGTAAAGCTCAAAAGAAGAGATGCTATTTAGAAACTAAACAAATACAAGAGAAACTTAAACATGGCGAGCAGTTATCTAGTATTAATAAACAACGTACTAAGAGATCTAAACGAGGTAGAACTAACAAGTAGCACTTTCAGTTCATCACGAGGTATACAGACTGCAGTGAAAGATTATGTTAATCGTGCAATAGATGACATAATCAATGCAGATACTGAGTGGCCCTTTACCGTTGTATCTAAAAGTTTTACTACAGGTGCAGGCACACGTCTTTATACTAGATCTGAAATAGGTGCAACAAATACTAAAACAGTTGACTTTGATAGTTTTACATTCCTTGAAGCATCGGATAAAAAAGAAGAAAGACTAGATTACATATCTTTTAGCGAATATCTTGATGAATATCACGAAAGAGATACTGATCCGACAGGTAATTCAAGAGCCATACCTGAGTTTGTTTATCAAAACCCAGATTTAAGTATAGGTTTATCTCCTGTGCCAGATAAATCAACATATACTGTAAAATATTTTTATTATGCAACTCACACTGCATTGAGTGCGGCTACAGATACATCGCTTATACCAACACGATTTGAAAACGTGATAATAGAAAAAGCAAAGTATTATGCTTACACATTGAGAGGTGATGTACAAAACGCACAACTTGCACAATTACAATTCGATAAATCTATCAAACGTATGCGTGTAGAATTAATTAATAAACAGATATATATGAGAGCAATTTAATGCCTGATTTGAGTAACACAGCAGCTTTTCCATTTGTATGTGAAGGTGGGTTAGTTCTCAATCAGTCTACGTTTATAATGAAACCCGGTCAAGCTCTTGAGTTAGAAAACTTTGAGCCAGACATAGAAGGTGGATACAGAAGAATAAATGGCTTTCAAAAGTTTATAGGACAGACAGTTCCTGAAACAGCAAGTAGTGCAGAAGCTTTACTTATGGTTACTATATTTAATGACTTTGTTATTGCTGCAAGGGGTGAAAGAATATTTAGTGCAGGATCAACCTTATTGACAACTAGCATCGCTTCTAGCACTAGCATGTCAGGTTCTGGCACTATAGTTGTTAAATCAACTGATGGTTTTTCATCGAGTGGTACACTGTTTATAAACTCAGAGCAGTTTACTTACACAGGCAAATCCACAACATCTTTTACAGGTGTGACCAGATCTGTAAACAGCACAAGTGCTGCAACACATTCTGCAAACGCAGTTGTATCAGAAACGTGGACTACACGAGATACAGGTCGTACAAATGCAACAAAGTATTCTTTTGAGAAGTTTAACTTTGATGGCAATGATAAGTTTATAGTTGTGGATGGTGCTAACGATCCTACAGTATTTAATACATCTCTTAGTGCAACAGATGTTACAGAAAGTAGTGTAGAGGGTGCAAAACACGTTGTAGCTTTTAAAAATCATATGTTTTATTCTGGCATGTCTAGCACACCTCAAGAGGTAGTATTCAGTCAGCCGTTTGATGAAGATGCGTTTAGTTCAGGTAGTGGTGCAGGTAGTATAAAAATAGATGACACCATTGTAGGACTCAAAGTATTTAGAGATAACTTATTTATATTTTGTGAGAATAGAATATTTCAAATTACAGGATCAAGCTTAAGTGACTTCGCAGTCAAACCTGTTACTAGAAATATAGGATGTATAAACGGAGACACAATACAGGAATTTGCAGGAGACTTAATATTCTTAGGCCCTGACGGATTACGTACTGTTGCAGGTACTGCAAGAATTGGTGACGTTGAATTGGGTAGTATAAGTTCTAATGTACAAAGTTTATTTAGAGAAAACTTATCAGATTCTGCATCTTTCACATCTTTGGTTATACCAGATAAAACACAATACCGTATCTTTTTTTCAAAAGCAGGTGGAGGTGAAAAAAGTACAGAGGGTGTTATATGTGTATTAAAAGGTCAAACATTTGAGTTTTCTAAACTAAGAGGTATGCGACCTGCGTGTGCAGATACTATTGTTGACGAGGGTGATGTTATAGCCATACACGGTGGATTTGATGGCATAGTATATAGACAAGATCAAGGTGATACGTTTGATGGTGAATTGATAAGAGCAAAGTATAGAAGTCCTGATCTTACATTTAACGATCCGGGTATACGTAAACACATGCAAAGAGTTAACATAAACTATGCACCTGAATCTACAATCGATGCAGACTTATTTGTAAGATACGATTACGAATCTCAAGACTCAACACGACCTGCAGCTTACCCATTAGATAGTTTAAATGTTGCAGGTATATACGGATCAGCCATATATGGCACAACCTCATACGGAGGACCTACACAACCAATCGTAAGAAAGTCTGTTGAAGGTTCAGGATTTGCAGTAGCACTGCGAGTAGAAGACGGTGCATCAAGCACAGCACCTTATTCATTAAAAGGTTTTCAATTAGAATATCAATTAGGAGCAAGAAGGTAAAATGGGAGCAACATACACAAGACAGTCTACGTATGCAGACGGTGATACAATCACGGCAGCTCATACCAATGATGAGTTTGATCAGTTATTAGCGGCCTTCCAAGCAAGTACAGGACATACTCACGATGGCACAGCCAACGAGGGTGGCCCTATAACAAAACTGCTAGGTAACTCTTTAACATTTGGTGCAGGGACAGCAGGGACAGACATAACAATAACTTTTGATGGCGAGACATCAGATGGTGAATTAAAATGGATGGAAGATGAAGACTACTTTGAGTTTAGTGACGACATACTTATCGCTTCTACAGAGAAGCTACAATTTAGAGACACAGCAATATACATCAATTCCAGTACAGATGGACAATTAGATCTTGTTGCAGATACTGAAATACAGATTGCAGCAACAACTATAGATATAAATGGTAATGTTGATATATCAGGAACTACAAATTCTACAGGTAAAATAACTGCAGACGGTGGTATAGATATTGACAATTTTAATATTGACGGCACGACAATAGCTCTATCTTCAGGAGATATGACCGTAGATGTAGCAGGTGATATTATACTTGATGCAGGGGGTGCTAATGTAACAATCAAAGATGATGGCACATCGATTCTTGATATAGTTAACAATTCAGGTGATGCTGAGTTAACAGTTAGCACTGCAGATAAAAACTTCGCTGTAAAAGGAACAGATGGCTCTAGTGCAATAACTGCTCTTGACATAGATATGGCACTAGCAGGTAAAGCAACATTTAATGGTGATGTCGTAATAGGTAGCAAATTAATCATGCCATCTAACACTGCAGATAAAATACTTATCGCAGACGGTACAAGTTTTGAAGAAGTATCAATAGGTGACTTATCAGAAATATCAACAGTTGCTAATGATGACGTATTTTTAGCTATAGATACATCTGGTGGTGGATTAAAGAAAATACAAAGAAGTGCAGTTGTATCAGGACTCGCAACATCAGGTGCTATCTCTAACGTAGTAGAGGACAGTTCTCCCCAGTTGGGCGGCAATTTGGACATGAATGGTCAGGATATTGTTACCACTTCAAATGCAGATATTGAACTTGCTGCAAATGGAACAGGAAAAGTAGTTGTAAAAGGTAATACTAATCAAGGAGCTATACAATTTAATTGTGAAGCAAACTCACATGGACAAATAGTAATAGCAGCACCTCATTCCGAAGCTGCATCAAATACCTTAACGTTACCAAGCACAGGTGGTGACGCTAGATTAGTTTCAACAAGTTCAACTGCTACACTAACAAACAAAAGTTTAACTGCACCTATTCTTACAGGATCATCTTCTGCTGCAGGCTCTATATTATTTAAAGAAGATACAGACAACGGTACAAATGCAGTTACTTTAATAGGCCCTGCTTCT